CGAAAGCGATGGTATAGGGTGGGGGCCGGCCTAAATAACCGGCCCTTACTTCGCAGAAGGAACGCCCCATGGCGGACGCAGTAGCAACACAGACCCTGTTCGATGGCGAGCGTATGGCCATCATGAAGTTCACGAACATATCCGACGGCACCGGGGAAACCAAGGTTGTCAAGGTTGATGTCTCGACCCTCACCTCCAGCGCCTTCGGCAAGGCCTGCGACGGCGTGACGATCACCAAGATCCACGCCCTCACACACGGCATGGAAGTCGACATGTACTGGGACGCAACCACGGACGTGCTTATCGCCGTGATCCCGCAGAACAACATGTACTCGTTCGACCTGACGCAATTCGGCGGCCTGTGGAATAACGCCGGCGCCGGCAAGACCGGCGATGTCCTGTTCTCAACGCGCGACACATCTACCGGCGACACGTATACTATCGTCCTCGAGATGGTTAAGTCGTACGCGGAATAAATGGCATGAATGGTGGCACCTACGACAGCCGGATAGCGCAAGCCAAGCGTCAGATCGACGACGCCCTCGGCTTGCCGCAGCGCGTCAGCCCCCTCGGGCCGCCACCGAACCAACAGCAGCCGCCCGTTAGCGGTCAGGCTGGCCCCATGGCGCAGCAGATGCCTGCCGGGGCACCGAACCCCGGCGCACCCTTCGGCGCGCCTCCCATGGGCGCCCAGCAGCCGATGGGAGGCCAGTTTGCGGGCATGCAGGGCGGCCTGCAGGCGCAGGTGGGTCCCGCCAACGTCGGCGTGCAGGCGCAGATGGGGCCTCGCGGCGGTTTTCAGGGAATGCAGGGCAGCGCGGGCATGCCCATGGCCGGTGGCAATTTCGACGTGAACGCCGCCCTCGACGACGATATGAGGCTGCAGATGCTTCAGGCGCAGTATGCGCGCGGTCCGATGTCGGTATCCGGCGGCTATGAACCCGGCGCAGGTTTCGGCGGCGAGATGCGTTACGAGGACGGCCCCGTGTCGGTATCCGGCGGCTACGACCCGGCGCGCGGCGCCAACGTCAGCCTCGGCGTCCGCAAGCAGTTCAAGGAGGGTGGCCTCGCCACCGCCGGCGCGTGGACCCGCAAAGAGGGCAAGAACCCCGAGGGCGGTCTCAACGCCAAGGGCCGCGCGTCGTTGCGGGCGCAGGGCCAAGACATCAAGCCTCCGGTCAGCGCCAAGCAGGCCAAGAAGTCACCGAAAGCCGCCGCCCGGCGCAGCTCGTTCTGCGCACGTATGGGCGGCATGGAGGGGCCGATGAAGGACGAGAAGGGCCGCCCGACGCGCAAGGCGCTGGCTCTGCGCAAGTGGGACTGCTGACATGAGTGACTTCGCCGTCAAGCCCATCTGGGACAAGAAGCGACCCGAGGATCTTGGCAAGCCGAAAAGTCTATCGGTGAAGCGCAAGAAATCTGCTAAGGCACGTGCGGCTGCGGCGGGCCGTCCTTATCCAAATCTCGTCGACAACTTGGCTGCGGCCCGCAAGAAAGGTAAGTGACATGGACGGTTTCAAAAACACGACGCGCATGACGAACATGGACGGCGGCTCCTGCTACGCCAAGGGCGGCAGCGTCAAGGGCGCCGCCAAGGTCGGTAAAGTGATGGGCGAGTTCAAGTCCGGCAAGCTGCACAGCGGCAGCAAGAGCGGCCCGACGGTGACCAACCCGAAGCAGGCGATGGCGATTGCCATGAGCGAAGCCGGCAAGAGCAAGACGCCGATGAAGAAGGCCGAGGGCGGCGCCGCGCGCAACCGCATGCCGCCGATCGGCGACAGCGTGGACAGCGGCAACCGCATGTCTAAGATGAATGCCGCTGATCGCGCTGCCGTGCTGCGGACGGCAAAGAAGAGCGTGCCTGTGGCCTCGCGCCTGCCGTTGATCGGCGACAGCGTGGACAGCGGTAATCGCATGTCCAAGATGAACGCCGCTGATCGCGCCGCCGTGCTGCGCACGACCCCCCGCGCAAAGGGCGGCGTGATGAAGAAGGCCAGCGGCCTCGCTGCCATGCCGAAGGGCGCGTCGAAGAACAACGGCCCCGCACGCAAGTACGCCAATGGCGGTCCGGTAACCAATCAACCAATGGGTCAAACTACTGCCGCCTACGGGGCCAAGCTGCGTGAGCAGATTAAAGCCGGTACGATGACCAACGCTCAGGCTCAAGCGGCTCATAACGCTTTTGTAAAGCAGCAGATGTCGCCTCGTGCCCTAGCTGCCGCTGAAAACGCCAGCGCAACACTTCGGGCTGCTTCGGGGCCGTTAGCGAGGGGTCTGCTTGGCGCCGGCGCCAAGCAGGCGCCTACGCCGCCGAAGCAGCCAACGAGGGATCTGTTTGCCGGCCAGAAGCCGCCGGTTGATCCGGGCATTGCGATTGATAGGCCGAGGGTTTCGACGCCGCAAATGCCGGTGTACGACCGTGGGCGGTCGACGCCGGAAATGCCGATGGTTTTGCCGCCGGAGTATGGCCGTGGGTTCAACCCGATGCCGGTGTATTCGCCGCCGATGGAGCAGGTGCAGCCGCCCAGCGGCGGCTACTATTCCGAGCCGATGCAGCCGTCCAGCGGCGGCTACTTGGGCACAAATATGACTAAGAGCCAGTTGCGACAATCTCTCCTAACCCCGCCAACCCTATTTGGCACTCCGGCACCGTTCACACCGCCGATGCAGCCGTCGATGGAGCCGCCGATGCTGATGCCGCAGCCGATTGGTAAGCCGATGCCGGTGTATCCGCCGCCGGTACAGCCGCCAGTGCAAGCCCCCGCACCACAAGCTCCCGCAGCCTTGCCCGGTGCCCCGCAGACAAATCCGCGTTACCGAATGGGCGGCCTTGCGGTCATGCCGAGGGGCGGCAGGTACTGAGACTGAGGCGTAAAGGAAACTCAATATGGCCAATGCACTCTACCCGAAGTGGAAGGAGCAACTGCTCCAGTTCACTGCGAACAACAACTTGTCGGCCGGCACCGTTAAGGTGGCGCTGGTGGACACGGGCGTCTACACCTACAACGCGGCGGATCAGTTCTACACTTCGGTCTCGTCGGCCGTCGTGGGCACGCCGCAGACCATCGGGAGCAAGACGTTTACCAATGGCGTGTTCGACGGCGCGGATGCTACCTTCACGGCAGTCACCGGCGCCTCAATCGAGGCGCTTGTGCTGTACGTCGACACCGGCACCGCCGCCACGTCGCCTCTGGTGGCGTACATCGACACGTCAGTCACCGGCCTGCCGGTGACGCCAAACGGCGGCGACATCTCGATCACGTGGAACGCTTCGGGCATCTTCGCGTTGTAAACCCTTGCGAGGATTAACACATGGCACTGGTTCTCTCTAACCGCGTGCAGGAAACGACGGCCACTACGGGGACCGGCACGGTAACTCTTGCCGGCGCCGTATCCGGCTTTCAGTCGTTTGCGATCGTCGGCAACGGTAACACTACGTACTACACGATCACCAGCGGTACAGATTGGGAGGTCGGGATCGGCACGTATTCTACGACCGGCCCCACGCTGGCGCGTACAACGATCCTGTCGTCTAGTGCAGCGGGTGCTGCTATTACCCTTGTAGGCACCAGCACGGTGTTCTCTTCCTACCCGGCGGAGAAGGTTATATCAGACGGCTACGGCCTTCTCCCCGTGGCCAACGGCGGCACAGGCGCGACGACGCTGACGGCTAACAACGTCCTGCTCGGTAACGGCACATCGGCGGTGCAGGTAGTCGCTCCCGGTACTACTGGTAACGTTCTAACCAGCAACGGTACGACATGGCAAAGCACGACGCCCGCCGCCAGTGGCGCAACAGTGGGGCAGGCCATCGCCTTCTCCATCATCTTCGGACTGTGAGGAAATAGGTCATGGCCAACCCGAATATTGTTGCTGTCACCGCCATTCGAGGCGACAACAGCAGCGTCTCGCTGACTACCACCGCAGCCACGTCTATCGTGAGTAACGCCGCGTCAAGCGGCAAGGTGTACAAGATCAACACGATCATCGCGGCGAATGTCGATGGCACCGTCGCCGCCGACATCACGATCAACAAGTACAGCGCGGCGGCATTGGGCGGCACGGCCTTCCCGATTGCCTCGACCGTCTCGGTGCCCGCCGACGCCTCGCTGGTTATCGTTGACAAAACCACGGCGATTTACCTCAAGGAAAACGAGAGCATCGGCGCTACTGCCGGTGTTGCGAACGACCTTGTGATAACGTGCTCGTGGGAAGACATCTCGTAAGGACGGCGTAGGTGCCCATTAATCGCAAAATCGGCGGCTACATAACGGCGAACCCGATTGCGCCATCGTCAACGCTTGCTCGCGGCGGCTGGACACTCTCCCAGCAGCTTCAGGCTGTGTCGGCGGGCCTGTGGCCTTTGCCGCCGTTTACGGGTAGCATCGCCGTAGCACATGAAACATCGCCCCACATCACCGCTTACCCGTGGAGCGGCAGCGGCTTCGGAACTAAGTTTGCCAATCCGGCCACGCTGCCTACCGACACCGGCCTTGGCGTTGCCTTTTCCCCATCCGGCAACGCTATCGCTGTGGCGCACTACAGGTCTCCCTGTGTCACCGCCTACCCGTGGAGCAGCAGTGGCTTCGGCACTAAGTTTGCCAATCCAGCTACGCTGCCTACTAGCGAGTGTCAAGAAGTAGCCTTTAGTCCAGCGGGCGATGCCATTGCCGTGGCGCAATACTCTTCTCCATTTCTCGCGGCCTATCCTTGGAGTGGATCTGGTTTTGGGACAAAGTTTGCCAATCCCGGCCCGCCGCCAATCGGCACCGGCTATGGCGTGGCCTTTAGTCCCGCAGGAAACGCGGTTGCCATAGGTACTAATTGGGGCGGCGGAGGTTCGCCAATTTTAAGCGTTTATTCGTGGAGCGGCAGCGGCTTTGGGTCGAAGTTTGCCAATCCAGCTACGCTGCCAACATTTCAAAGCAATAGCGTAGCGTTTAGTCCGTCAGGTGACGCTATCGCAACGGCGACCGGCGATGCTCCCGGCGTATACGTCTACCCATGGAGCGGTAGTGGCTTTGGTACGAAGTTTGCTAATCCGGCTACGCTGCCAAACGGCGGCGGCAATGGTGTGGCATTCTCGCCCACTGGCGCTGCTATTGCCGTGGCACACGGCACAACGCCCTTCGTCTCGGCCTACCCATGGTCTGTTTCAGGCTTTGGAACAAAGTTTGCCGACCCCACCACGCTGCCCGCTGGAGCTGGCCGTGGCGTAGCGTTCTCACCCCTTAGCGACGCTATTGCGGTATCACACAGTACAACACCTTTTGTAACCGCCTACCCGTGGAGTACCAGTGGGTTCGGTACAAAATATACCAACCCGGCCACGTTGCCGACTGGCCAAGGCTACGGCGTGGCCTTCGGCGCAATCTAAGGAGCACAACACATGACCACACTCGACGAAGAACGCATCAAGATCATCACCGACGCCTATGAGCAGCGTAAGCGCGAAGTGATGCACCACCAGATCAACATCGACAATTACCAGTTGGCGCTGGTTGAGATTGCCGAGAACCATGCCGACTGCGAAGTGATGGCCGAGTTCGCTATCCGCCTACGCGAACTGCTGGGTAGTTCGCTCGTTGAGCAGGCAAAAGAGACCATCATGCGTGATGTCATGGCCAAGCAACTGGAGTCTAACTGATGTTTTACTACCTAAATCCCCCCGGCGGTTCGGCAGTGTATCCCTACACCCTGACCGATCTGCGTCTTGCCAACCCCGGCGTAAAGTTCCCCATGGACATCACCGATGCCATTGCGGCGGAGTATCACTGCTTTCCGGTGCAGCCGACCACTCCGGACAACGCCCCGACTGGCAAGAAGAACGTGCGCGCCGCGCCCGAACTGGTGGACGGTATGTGGTTCGAACGCTGGGCGCTGGCGGACATCACCGCCGACGAAACCGCCGCACAGTGGTCTGCCGTGCGTGCCGAGCGCAACGCCAAGCTGGCCGCGTGTGACTGGACGCAGCTTGCCGACGCTCCCGTGGACAACCTCCAGTGGGCCGTCTATCGCCAAGCACTGCGCGACGTGCCGAATAGCCAGAGTGACCCGTTCAACGTCGTCTGGCCGACTGCGGGGTAATCAGCAATGAGCAATCGTTGGCCCGGCGGCCTGATCCGCAAGACACCTGTGACGCCCGCTGGCCCGTATCAGGACGGCGCGGCTCCGGGTGTGTGGACGCTCGCCGAGGCCGCGTACTGGACGAAGCAGGGGCTGTGGCCGACGGCTGGGCGAGGGCAGTTTATAGCGGTATCACACAGCACCTCACCCTTCATCACCGCCTATCCGTGGAGCGGATCTGGCTTCGGCACTAAGTTTGCCAACCCCGCAACACTGCCGACTGGGAATGGCAACGACGTAACCTTTACCTCAGCGGGCAACGCCATCGCTGTAGCGCACGCCACTTCACCCTTTGTTTCAGCATACCCATGGTCTGGTGCTGGCTTCGGCACTAAGTTCGCCAATCCGGCTACGTTGCCGACTGGGGATGGCAACGACGTAACCTTTACCTCAGCGGGCGACGCCATCGTGGTGGCACACACCACTTCACCCTTCGTTACCACCTACCCGTGGAGTGGCTCAGGTTTCGGAACCAAGTTCACCAACCCAGCTACGCTACCGCCTAGCACTGGTCGCGGCGCAGCGTTTACCTCCGCAGGCAACGCTATCGCAGTGGCGCACTCCAACACGCCCTTCGTCTCTGCCTATCCGTGGTCTGGCTCCGGCTTTGGCACTAAGTTTGCCAATCCCGCTACGCTGCCTGCATTTGATGGCTATGACGTAGCTTTCAGCCCCTCTGGCGATGCTATCGCCGTAGCGCACCAAGGTTCCCCCTTTGTCTCCGCGTACCCGTGGAGCGGCTCTGGCTTTGGAACAAAGTTTGCCAATCCGGCCACGCTGCCGGCCAGCAATGGCTTTGGTGTAGCATTTACCCCCGCAGGAAACGCTATCGCCGTAGCGCACACTACAACGCCTTTCGTTTCCGCCTACCCGTGGAGCGGCAGCGGTTTTGGTACTAAGTTTGCTAACCCCGCTACATTACCCGCTGGCAATGGCTTTGGTGTAGCCTTCAGCCCATCAGGCGACGCTATCGCCGTAGGACACGCCACCACGCCCTTCGTTACCGCCTATCCGTGGAGCGGCTCTGGCTTTGGAACAAAGTTTGCCAATCCGGCCACGCTGCCAACTGGCGTTGGCAACAGCGTAGCGTTTGGCGCAACATAAGGAGCCCCCATGATTAAACATCTCATCAGCCGGGTCTGGCCCGAACCACCCACTACGTGATATAGTCCTGTGTCGCAGTTAGAAAGGAGGTAGCGCTATATGTTTGGTTTTACTTCCTTCGCTGTAGCACCGTTTGCGGCGCTGTCGGGCGTCACTCTGCAGCCGGCGCTGTTCACGAACACGAACACGTTCTACAGCCCGACGGTTGCACCCGGAGCGGTGACACTCGCCCCGGCACTGTTCACGAACACGAACACGTTCTACAGCCCGACGGTTGCGCCCGGAACGGTAACACTTACCCCCGCGCTGTTCACGAACACGAACACGTTCTACAGCCCGACAGTCACGGGCGGCGTAGTCACACTGCTGCCGGCGCTGTTCGTCAACACGAACACGTTCTACAGCCCGACAGTCGCGCCCGGAGCGGTGACACTGCTGCCGGCGCTGTTCACGAACACGAACACGTTCTACAGCCCGACGGTTGCGCCCGGAACGGTAACACTTACCCCCGCGCTGTTCACGAACACGAACACGTTCTACAGCGCCACGGTGACGCCCGGCGCGATCACACTGCTGCCGGCGCTGTTCACGAACACGAACACGTTCTACAGCCCGACAGTCGCCTCCGCGTACACGATCGCCCCCGCGCTGTTCGTCAACACGAACACGTTCTACACGGCGGCCATAAGCTATGATCAAGTCATAGAACCGGCCCTGTTCGTCAACACGAACGCGTTCTACAACACGTTTGCCTACCTGTACCCGTTCCACCCGAACGACGTGCGCCCCGGAGGCAGCAGCGTCGTCCCGGGTCCGCGCGGGCCTATGCCGCCAGCGCCGAACGCGGCGCGCGGTGCCATGCCCCTATCTACATCTGTACGACAACCGATGCCCTTCCAGTAGAGTTTACACAGCGAGCGATCTTTGGTATGTTGCGACCGCCAGAAATGTTCGCCCGCCGTGGCAAGCTGCTGCCCTGATACAGCGAGCACAATGACATGGCCTATTCCAACACGGTATCGCAGACGGTGTTCACGACGCAGCGCGTTATCGACAACGCCGTGCGTCGCTGCCGTGTGCCTGCGGAACAGATCACGGCCGAGACGATCAGCATCGCCAACGACATGCTGTACCTGCTGCTGTCGGACCTCGCCAATCAGGGCGTGCCGCTGTGGTGCATCCAGAAGTGCATCTTCCCGCTGTACGAGGGCACGCCGACGATTACGACCTACACGGGCACGGTCGACCTGCTCAACACCAACCTGCGCTCACTGCAAGAGGTGACCGGCACCAACACCGACACCTCGACGAGCCGCACAGTGAACTTCGGCAGCGCCTCCGCCGCCACCGCAGTCAGCACGGTGGGCATCCTCTGGTCCGCCGCAGCCGTCCCCGTATCGCTGCAGCGCAGCATTGACAACGTGACGTGGACCATCATTCAGAACGAAGACCAGACCGCCGCCGCCGGCCAATGGACGTGGTTCGACCTGAACAGCAGCGTCGCCACCCAATACTTCCGCGTCGTGGCCATCACCGGCACGCTCGGTTTCAGCCAGATCTACCTCGGCAACACGCCGACCGAGATCCCCATGGCGCGCATGAACCGCGACGATTACACCAACCTGCCGAACAAGACGTTCCAGTCGAACCGGCCCCTTCAGTTCTGGCTCGACCGTCAGGCGCAGTCGCCGGTGCTGAACCTGTGGCCCGTGCCGAACGCGCAGGCCACCGTCTATCAGGTCGTCACGTGGATCCAGCGGCACATCATGGACGTCGGCACCATGGCGCAGGAAGTGGAAGTGCCGCAGCGCTGGTACGAGGCTATCGTGTCCATGCTGGCCGCCAAGATGGCGATGGAGATGATCGAGGTCGACCCGCAGATCCTCCCGATGCTCGACAGCAAGGCCGCGCAGGCGCTGGCGATCGCGCAGGCCGAGGAGCGCGACAACTCGCCGATGATGATCGCTCCCAACATCTCACCGTACACCCGGTGACGGCGTGGGCGTAGCCAAGAAACTTCTTGACCTCGCCGTGAAGGCCGCCCGCGAGGCGGAGGCCGCGCCGTTGGCTGTCCGCAGTGCGGCTAAGAAAGTTCCTGCGGCAGCCCGCAGTGTCGTGAAGGCTGTTCCTGCGGCAGCCCGCAGTGTTGTGAAGGCGTCCCCTTCCGACGTCATGCCAGCCGCAGAGCGCGCCGCTAACCTTAAACGCTGGCTTGGAAACAGCAAAGTTGTCGATGAAAAGGGCGAACCTCGGCGCGTGTACCACGGAACCGCTGACGTATTTGATACATTCAGCGACGCAAAAATCGGAAAAGGCGACCCCGGGTATTTGGGCAGGGGTTTCTATTTTGCTGACAACCCGTATGTGGCGGACACGTACTCTAAACTTCGGGCTGGCCCGCAAGAGCGTGTCATCGAGGCATATCTGGCGCTCAATAACCCTTTTAACTGGGGGCCGAAGGGTCTTGGCGTTCGGGGTCTTGTAAGTGAAGGGTCGCGGCTTCCTGAAGACATCCACGACGAGATAGCTCGGCGAACTGGCGTTTCGGGTCGCGTTTCGTATGAGGACAGACCTTACGCGGAGCGTGATGTTTCTTTGGCTGTGCGCGAGTTGCTTGAAGGCAGGGGCTACGATAGCGTGATCGCGACAGACGATTTCAGTGACAAGCCGATTGAGTTTGTTGCCTTCAAACCGACACAGATCAAGTCCGCCATCGGCAACCGTGGCACCTATGATCCCAACGATCCCGACATCTCAAAGGCCCGTGGCGGCCTCGCCGTAAAGCGAAAGGGCAAGCGATAATGCCGGTCTTTCTCGACACCAGAGGCAAGAGCACGCTCGGCATCGGCATCTGCGGCAGGTGCAGCCGCAAGATGAGCCTCGACGACCTGTACCCAGACCCGAACTACCCGGGGCTGCGTGTCTGCAAGGACGACATCGACCAGTACGACCCGTACCGTCTGCCCGCCCGGCAGCCGGAAGTTATCGCTCTCCAGTTTCCGCGACCGGACACCCCCCTCGCGCCATGAACACCCGAGGAGTGCTCCCCTTGGGCTGTGGCAGGGCCGGCGGTGCTTTATCCCCCCGCCGCCGGCGCTGTTCTACTGAAGGATGAAAGATGATTGAACAACTGATCAGCCGGGTCTTCTATGCCCGCAACGTCGCCCACTTCGAGCACTGGCGCGCTACCGGCACGGGCAGCTTCGCCAAGCATCAGGCGCTGGGCACCTTCTACGACAACGTCATCGACGCCATCGACGACCTCGTGGAGGCGTATCAGGGCGCGTTCGACCTGATCGGCAACATCCCGGGACCGGAGACGCCGAAGGGCGACGTCCTGAAGCTGCTCGAGGCCGACGCCGCGTGGATCGAGGAGAACCACGAGGGCATCTGTCAGGGCAACCGCGCCGTGGCCAACCTGATCGACACGCTGACGGGCGTCTACCTGTCGGCGATCTACAAACTCCGCAACCTCAAGTAACGGAACTCGACATGGCCGAAATCGACGAAACCAAAGCACGCCTTCAGACCCACGAGGAAGTGTGTGCGATACGCTACGACGGTCTGTGCGCTAGGTTGAAACGCTTGGAGAATGTCGGGCTTACTGTGGCCGGGGCGATCATCATGCTGCTTCTCGGCATCATCGTAAAAATGAACTGATGAGCATCGTTCTCGGCCCTCGCTCGCTGTCACGCTTGCAAGATGTGCATCCTGATCTGGTGCGTGTCGTCAAGCGCGCAGCGGCGCTGTCTGACTTAGATTTTACGGTGCTGGAGGGACGGCGGACGCTGGAGCGCCAGAAGGTGTTGCTCAAGAACGGCGCCACCAAGACGCTGAACTCTCGCCACTTGACCGGCCACGCCGTCGATCTTGCGCCCATGCTGGGCGATACGGTATCTTGGGACTGGCCGCTGTATCATCGGTTGGCCAAGATTGTGAAGGCCGCTGCGGTGGCCGAAAATGTCTCGCTCACTTGGGGCGGCGACTGGCGCACTTTCAAGGACGGCCCGCACTGGGAACTACCTTGGAAGCAATACCCGAAAGGAACTTGAACATGTCTATCGTAAACTTCGCTCTGAACCGCCTGAAAGAACCATCGACCTACGCGGGCCTATCGGGTCTGGCGCTGGCCTTCGGCATCTCCAGCGACCTCTATGCCGCTGCATCGTCGGCTGTTGCTGCCGTTGCTGGTCTGGTCGCCGTCGTCTTGGTAGAACGCGCCAAGTGATCAAGTTCCTGTCGTCCCTGCTGGCGCTGATCGAGCGGGCGTTTGCCTACTTCGATATGGAGCGCTGGAAGCAGCAGGGACGACAGGAAGCCCTACAGGAGGCGGAAGACGATGTGCAGCACCAGATCGAACTGGGCGAGGCGGCTGTCGCTGTGCCTGACCCTCTGCGCGATGAGCGGCTGCGCAACCGTTTCGACCGCGCCCCTTGATAGCTATTGTGCGATCGCTCGACCCATCAGCTATGATACCACTCGGGACACGGCTGAGACGGTGGCAGCGATAGAGATCCACAACAGCCAGTGGGTGTGCCTGTGCGAATTAGATTGCCCCGCTGGCAAGTCGCTCCAAAAGTGATATAAGGACGGCCCATGGCTACCACGATGACCTTTGAGACCCTGAAGCAGGACGTGCAGCGCTATCTTGAGCGCGGCGCGACCTACGCCTCGGACCCGGTCGTCTACGAGCAGATCCCGCGCCTGATCAATCTGGCGGAGCGGCGGATTGCGCGCGAGCTGAAGATCCAAGGCTTCATCGCGGTGGTGTCCGACACCATGGTCCCCGGCCAGTCGGTGTACGCAAAGCCCGACCGCTGGCGCGACACGGTCAGCATCAACATCGGCACTGGCACCAGCAACGCCAACCGCACCGCCCTCTTCACGCGCGTCTACGAGTACCTGCGTTCGTATTGGCCGAACGAAAGTCTGACGGCGACGCCGCTGTTCTACTCGGACTACAACTATTCGAACTGGCTTTTCGCCCCCACGCCGGATGAGGCGTACCCCTTCGAGGTGCTGTATTACGAGCTGCCACCGCTGCTTGACGACAGCATCCAGACGAACTGGCTGACAGAATACGCTCCACAGCTCCTGCTGTATGGCGCGTTGCTCGAGGCGACCCCGTTCCTGAAGAACGACGAGCGCATCGGCACGTGGCAGCAGTACTACGATCGCGCCGCTGCGATGCTCAACGGCGAAGATCTGGCGAAGATCCTCGACCGCGCATCAGTCCGCAAGGAGGCATAAGTGAGCTACACATCCGTTTTCGGTGGCACTACGATATACCCCTCGGACGTGTCCTACCTGTCGATTGCCCTCAGCGTCGACACGCCGCTTGAGTGGCCCCTCGAAAGTTCGGGAACCGAAGCCCCGGCTGCGCGTATCATTGATGTCGACCCAACGGCCTCCGGCTTCAGCATAGAGCTGCCGGACGCCACGCTGACCGGCGCCGGCCAGACGATCCTGTTCAATAACATCGACGGCGCGTACAGCTTTTACGTCAAGGACTTTGCCGGTAACACGCTGGCCACCGTGGCCTTCGGTGAGCAGTGGCAAATCTATCTGGCCGCCACCACGACCGCCGCCGGCACGTGGCGCGTATTCCGCTACGGCGCCTCGACCGCGACGGTGCAGGCGTCCGCTCTGGCAGGCTTCGGCCTGACTGTCACCGGCTCGACGCTGTCGCAGTCGCTGCCCGTCACCACGTTCTCTACCAGCACCACCGCCGCCACTTCAAATCGAGCGGGCGCGTTCGTGTGGACCGGCACCGGCACCGGCACGTTGAGCCTTCTGACGGCCGTATCTGCCGGCAACAACTTCTTCATTTTCGTCCGCAACGAGGGCGGCGGGGATCTGACGATTGACCCGGCCGGCACGGAGACGATCAACAGCGCCGCCACACTGGTGCTCCGGCCCGGTGACAGCGCCAGCATCATTACCGACGGCACGAGTTGGTACACGATCGGCCTCGGGCAGGATGCGGTGTTCGCGTTCGACTACACGTCGATCAGCGTCACGGGCGGGACCGTCACGCTCTCCGGCGCGCAGCTTAACCGCATCGCGTACAAGTTTGTCGGCACGCTGACGAGCAACTGCATAATAGTCGTGCCGGCCACGGTGCAGCAGTATTGGATCAACAACGCCACGAGTGGGGCCTTTACGTTAAACGTAAAGACCAGCGCGGGGACGCCGACGCAGGTCAACCAAGGCGCCAAGGGCATCTACTACTGCGACGGCTCGTCGATCATCCTCGCCTCGGATCCGACCTCGTTCACGTTGCCGGTGACCGTCGCGGACGGCGGCACCGGCGCGACGACGGCATCCGCCGCCCGCCTCAACCTCGGCATCACGCTGTTCGCCGACCCCATCGTCACGGCCACCACGGGCGCGTCAGTCCGCACTACAATCGGTGCGGCGGCTGCGGGCGCCAATAGCGACATCACCAGCCTCTCGGGCCTCACCACACCCCTCAGCGTTTTGCAGGGCGGTACGGGAGTAACCACCTCGACCGGGTCGAGCAGCAACGTGCTGTCGAACGCCCCTACGCTCACGTCCCCGGTCATCACCACCGCGAGCCTCACCAACCCCACGGTGACCAACTATCTCGAGACACTCTACGCGCCTGCGGCTGGTTCTTCCTTCACGGTTGCGCTATCCGATGGCACGGTGCAGCGGTTCACTACCAACGCCAACACTACCGTCACGCTGCCTGCCTCGGTCGCAGGTAAGTCGTTTGTCGTCATGATACAGTACGGCGGCGCTCACACCCTGACATGGGCTGGTGGCTCGACACTCAAGTGGAACGCGAACGTCACCCCCACGCCCACGAGCGTCAATGGTAAGATCGACATCTTCTCCTTCTTCCAAGACGGGACCAACACCTATGGGTCTACCTTCGGGCAGAACTTCTGATGTTTGCGGCAGGTAAAAGCGCCAGCGCCGGTAAGCTAATTACCCAAACCTTCACGTCTGATACGACGTGGGTTGCGCCAATAGGAACTAATGTCCTACTCACTATGAGTGGGTATGGAGGACCTGCAATTGCTGATGCTTACTACCCGAACCAACCTATAGTGTTTTCCGGTGGAACTCTTCTACCCACAACTGGTTTGCCAAACCCGCCCTTTGGACAATGGGCTACTCTGTACGCTAAAATAACAGACGCTGCCGCTATCGTTGCGGCTAACTCAGGGGTTAACAACCTATTTTTTTCCCCCGCCGTGTTTTTCTACAACGTAGGCACGGACGATACTTACAATATAACATCACTTTCTGAAGACTACTGGGTTTCAGGTAACTCCTACACTATTGCACCGTCTATGGGTTCCCCACTTACCAGCGGTAATGTTACTTACAGCCAAGGTACTAATTTATGGGGGCTTAGGGCTGACGTATATGGGTTTGGACAAAATGGCACTGCTACTACTGGCGTAGGTAAAACCTTCCCCGGCGGCACACTCACTGGCACGGAGCCTTACCGTACCGCTGTTGCCCCTGTGACAACGACTTACAGCAATGTCGCCGTCACCCCCGGCGTGTCCTACCCCATCGTCGTCCCCTCGGGCGGCTCACTCACGATCACGTACATCGGGTAAACTCATGGCCGAGAACATTGTCCAGATTAAGTCGCTGCCCGGCATCAAGCGGGACGGCACGAAGTTTGAGGGCGACCAGTACGTCGACGGGCAGTGGGTGCGCTTCCAGCGCGCCCTGCCGCGCAAGATCGGCGGCTATCGCTCGATCAACAAGTTCCTGCGCGGACTGGTGCGGACGCTGCACGAGTACACGCAGGACAGCCTGACGTACGTCCACGGCGGATCTGCAAACCTGCTGGAGCGTTTCTTCCTCGACGCCAGCTTCAACACGAGCGTCATCTCCGACCGCACGCCGACGACGCTCGTCGCAAACGCCGGCAACATGTGGCAGTTCGACGTGGACACGGCCCTCGGCGGCGGCCTGCAGTTGGTGGCGCAGGTGGCTCCGAACCTCGACTGCATCTGCAACAGTGCCGGCGGGCAGCTCTTCACCGGCGACGAGTTCGGCACGGCAGTCCTCGTCGAGGTGCCCGCGATCAACCTGCCGGCGGTGTACAGCGCCACCGGCGGCATCGTCGCACTGCACCCCTACACCGTCGCCTTCGGCAATGACGGCTTCGTCATGTGGTCCGTGCCGGGCGACCCCACGGACTACGTCGGCTCCGGCGCGGGCAACGCCTACGTCACGGGGCAGAAGATCGTGCGCGGCATGCCCCTGCGCGGTGGCCCGGGCAACTCGCCCTCGGGCCTGCTGTGGTCGGCCGACAGCCTGATCCGCATGTCCTACGTCGGCGGCACCGCCGTGTTTGAGTTCGACACCCTGAGCGCGCAGTCGTCAATCCTCTCGTCGCAGTCCGTCATTGAGTATGACGGCATCTTCTACTGGCTCGGCAGCGACCGCTTCCTGTCGTTCAACGGCGTCGTGCGCGAGGTGCCGAACACGCTGAACCTCAACTTCTTCTTCGACAACCTGAACTACGCGATGCGCCAGAAGGTGTTCGCCTACAAGGTTCCGCGCTTCGGTGAGATCTGGTGGTGCTTCCCCAAGGGCGACAGCATCGAGCCGGACCACGCCATCATCTACAATATCCGCGAGAACACGTGGTACGACACGCCCCTGCCGAACGGCGGTCGCGGCGCGGGCCTGTTCCCGGCCGTGCTGCCCCAGCCGCTTATGACCGGCGTCGCGCCGCAGGACGCGCAGGCCACCGCCGTCGCGGTCACCGCCGGTGGCACGGGTTACGTTGCCGGGGACGTGCTGACGCTGGTCGGCGGCCAGTACATGATCCCGGTGGAGATCACCGTCGGCACCGTCAGCGGACCCGGCGCCGTCCTGACGGCCAGCATATCGAACGCAGGCTCGTACACGTCGACCCCCGCCAACCCGGCCGCCGTCACCGGCGGCACCGGCTCTGCCGCGACGTTTACGATCACGTACAGCAACCCGTACAAGTTCTGGGTGCATGAGGTCGGCACGGATGAGATCGACGGCCTGTTCGTCAACCCGATCCCGTCCTACTTCGAGACGGCCGACATCTCGATGCCCGTAATGAGCCAGACGAGCAGGGCGCTACAGGTCCTGATGATTGAGCCTGACTTCGTGCAGTCCGGTGACATGACGGTCGAGGTGCGGGGGCGCGCCAATGCCCGCGCGCCGGAGGTCACTGGCCCGGTTAAGACCTTCGTCGAGACGCCGCAGACGCCGCAGGAGCAGGTCGTCTACTTCAAGGAGCAGCGGCGCGAGCTGCGCTTCCGCTTCACGAGCAACTGCGTCGGCGGTGACTACCAAGCCGGTCTCATCCTCGCGCACCTCCAGCCGGGCGACGGCACAACGATAGGCTGATGATGGATATTGAGCTGCTCCGATCTTTGTTGTCTTGCCACCCGGAAACGGGCGAACTGACGTGGAAAGCCCGCACCGCGACAATGTTCCCGTCTGCCCACGCTGCTAATGCGTGGAACGCACGGTACGCAGGCAGGCCGGCATTCACCACAGACGGCGCGACGGGCTACAAAACAGGCCACATATTCCAGAAAACATATATGGCGCACCGCGTGGTGTGGGCTTTGTCTAACGGCGTTTGGCCCGCGCACGAGATAGATCATATCAATGGCACCCGCTGGGATAATCGTTTGTCGAACTTGCGGGACGCAACGCGGGCGCAGCAACAGCGGAACGTAAAGCAGCGCAAAGACAACACTACAGGCGCTAAAGGTGTTGATTACAAAGCGGGTATTGGTAAGTGGCGTGCGCGCATAAACCATGGCGGCCGCCGCATTCATTTAGGCGCGTTTGCTTCGCTGGGGGCTGCCATTGCCGCGCGCAAGGTTGCCGAGCGCGAGTGCGGCTATCACGCGAACCACGGACGCATCGGATGATCGATCCGCGCGGCATGACTTTACGGGACTACGCGGATAGTGTAGTGCTGTCGGTCGGCGACGCTTGGTCTTTCGGTAAACTCACCGACGAGAGCGAGTGGCAGTCGTGGGCGGCAGGGTTTGTACGCGCGTCACCGTTTACGCAGCGCACCGTGCCAGACCCCTTTGGTTTCACTGACTGGCGGGAGTGGGCTATGCGCGTATACCCGATGTTGCAGGGACAGGGCTGATGCGCTTGGATGACTTCATGTACGGCGGCGACGCCTACGGTGGCGACATGTACGGCAACTTCGGCGGCTTCGGCGGCTACATACCGGAGGAGTATGCCGCACCGGCGCCGCTGACCTCCGGTCTCGACGCTCTTGCCGCGCAGCCAGTGGCCGCGCCTATGGCTACGCCTACGACAGGATACTCGGAGGCGACGCAGGCCAAGCTAGACGCACAGAACGCGTATCTGGCAGACTACATCGCGCGCACAGGTTTCGACACCGCGATTGCCAAACCATATCAGACAACGTTCCGGCGCGGTTACGGCGACAAAGATATTGCCACGGTCTCGACCGGGGAACCACTGGCAGAAAAATACAAGCAGCTGGAGCAAATCTCAGAAGAAGACGCGGCGGCTATGCTGTCGGAAGCGCCGCCGTTAGAGCAGCGGTTAGTTTCGTCATTCGCGCCGGAGACAAATCAAGGTCAAAGCGGCGGTCGTCTCGCCGCCAAGTACAATACGCCGTTTCGGTTGTACGACGGAAAGAAGTTGGTTTACGAGGGCGTTGGCCCCGAAGCCGCTGCCGAGGCTGCGCGTCTGGCTGAACAGATATCACAAGAAAAAGGCGCGAAAGCCGACTGGAAAGTCGAACAGCAGTTCGGCGACAAGTGGGTCACGGCCTCCAAAGATCAGCCGGATGTCCAAGGTGGTCTCTTGGGTGCCGTCCTCAAATACGGCCTGCCGTTGGCGGCTTCGTTTATCCCCGGCCTCAACGTCTTGGCTACCATGGCGGTCGCGGGAGCGGCGTCCACTGGCGGCAACCTGCTCGCAGGTGAGAGCCTGAAGAACTCCCTAATCTCTGGCGGTTTGTCGGCTGCGACGGCTGGCCTGATGGGGGGAACCGCCGTCGGCCAGTCCATTCAAAAGGGTATCGGCAACGCCGTAGGTTCTGTGGTTCCGGGCTTGGCTCCCGGCGCCACCGGCGCCCTCGCCCAAGCGGCGCCGTCTTTGGCCGACGAAATCGTGGTCACCGGCACACGCAATGCACTGTCGCCGCTGCTGACCGGGGCCGCGTCTACCGCGCTGGCTGGCGGGTTGTCCAGCGTCGGCAATTCGCTCTTGACGCCCAAACTGGAGCCGCTCAACCCGCAGATGCAGACACCGGAGACGCCGCTTGCGGTTCAGCCGGCAACGCCGTCGCTCGCCGTCTCGCCTGACGAGCTGACGGGCATCACGGTTACCGGCAGCAAAGTGCCGTCGAACGTCCTGACCGATGTCGGCTCAGCTCTCACGACACTGCCGTCGCTTGCTGTGCAGCCGTCAACGCCGTCGAACGAGTTGCCGGAAGTGATCGGCGAAGCCAGCAAGTATGCGAAAGAACCGGAAACGTCTCTCGCCGTACCTGTTCAGGTACCGGTGCCAACGCCGTCGAACG